GAGAAGATTTAAGTAATATCATTTACAACATCTCTCCAATGCAAACTCCGTTTATGTCTTCAATTGGAAAAAGAAGTATTAAGAATGTTGTCTTCGATTGGCAAACAGAAGTATTAGCACCTCCAGTGCAAACTGGTGAATTAGAAGGTTTTGAACTTGCTAGATCTGCTGCTACTGCAACCACTCGTGTTAGCAACGTTGCGATGATTTCGAAAAGAGATGCAACTGTATCAGGCTCACAAGAGTCTTCAGACCCTGCTGGTAAGAGATCAGAAATGGCTCACCAACTAGCTATCATGTCTAAAGCTCTGAAGAGAGATATGGAAGAAGCACTTTGCCAAAAAAATGGCAAAACAACTGGTGATGCGACAACTCCTCGTACAACTGGTGCTTTTGAATCTTGGATGAAATCCAATGTAAATAACCAAGCTGGAACAACACCTACAGGTGGCGGAACAGCTCCAACAGACTCAGGAACTCTAAGAGATCTTACAGAAGATCTTCTAAAAGATGTTCTACAGGACTGTTTTGCAAATGGTGGTGAGCCATCATTAGCAATCTGTGGGCCTCACAACAAGCAAGTAATATCTGGTTTCACAGGTAGATCACAAGCTCGTCAAATGATTGATGCCAACACAGTTGAAGCATCTGTATCTATCTACTCATCTGACTTTGGTGAACTAAAAATAGTTCCATCAAACAGATCAAGAGAAAGATCTTTGCTTTTGGTTGATCCTGAGTATGCAAAAGTGTCATACTTGCGTGATTTCAAAACTGTTGATATTGCAACAATCGGTGATGCAATGACCAAAATGATCGTGGTTGAGTATGGATTAGAAGTATCCAACGAAGCTGCTCATGGTTTGGTTGCTGACCTTAACATCAGTTAAGTTCTCGGTTAATAACCTTAAAGGGATGTTTCGGCATCCCTTTTTTTTGTGTTAAAATTTGCCAATGACTAAAAGAACTGTTATCGATCATAAGACTGGTATAACCAACGAGTTTATTACTGAAGGCAATAAAGATATCTTCCACACAACTCAAGACGTTCAACCTGTCATAGAGCATTGCAAAACTCTTGCAGAAAATAAGCCAGGCAAAGACATTCGCCATGTGGCGGAAGTTCCGATGGTGGTTTATCAAAAGGCTTGCAGAGAAGGATGGGCTAATGACATGGCCCAATGGAGAAAATGGTTGAATCATTCAGAAAATAAAGTTTTTAGAACATGGCAAGGTAAACTATGACATACGCAGAATTAAAATCTAACATCGCAAGTTTCTTAAATCGATCTGATTTAACAGACGTGATTGACACATTCATCGATAGCACAGAAGCAGAATTTAACAGAAGACTAAGAGTCAAGGGCATGATTAAACGTGCAACCGCAACCTTAGATTCTCAATATCTTGCAGTGCCAACTGACTGGTTAGAAGCTATCAACATTCAAATTGACAGTGGTAATTTTTCACCACTATTCCAGCAATCTATTGAGTCCTTGGATGTCTACAGAAAGTCTAATGACAACGTAACAGGGCAACCGATTTACTTTGCATTGGTAGATGATTCAATTGAATTTGCACCTACCCCAGACGGAAGTTATACAGTACAATTAACCTACTACGGAAAGATTGACGCGTTAAGCGATTCTAATACTAGCAACTTTTTATCCACAGGATATCCAGATGCTTACCTTTACGGATCACTCAAACACGCTTCAATCTATTTAATGGAAGATGAACGAGTGCCATTATTTACAGCACAGTTCGAGAAAGCTCTGGAAGAAATGAGACTAGAGCAAGAAAAAGCAGAGTTTGCAAAAGGTTCTTTAATGCAAAGAAGAAGAACATACGGCAAACAAAGAAAAAACATTTATTACTTTGGTAATAGCTAGGAGTATAAGAAATGGCTGGATTTAGTGATTATTTAGAAGACAAGGTACTTGACCATGTATTTGGTGGAACTGCTTACACAGCACCAGGAACATTGTATGTTGGTTTATATACAGCAGCACCATCTGATTCAGGTGGCGGCACTGAAGTTTCTGGCGGATCTTACGCTAGAAAAAGTATGCCAGCTATGACTGTATCTGGAACTTCACCTACAGAAGCAACCAATGGAGCAGCAGTAGAATTTATAACTGCAACTGGCTCATGGGGAACTGTGACTCATGTTGGAGTTTTTGACGCATCATCTAGTGGAAACCTACTAGCTTGGGCTGCTTTAACTGCTTCTAAAACAGTTTCAAGCGGTGATGTATTCAGATTTGACGCTGGCGACTTAGACATCACATTAGCTTAATACCATGGCCTCAGTAGGCTATGGAGCATATAACTACGGGGTTGCCGCTTACGGCACTCCGCAGTATCAAGTTGCATCCGCAACAATTGCACAAACATCAGACTTTGACGCGGTAGCAGGGCTTACACTTGTTGCATCTGCAACATCAGCGCAAACCTCTGGATTTACATCATCAGCCTTACTGGTTAAACCAGGGGCAGCGACAATAGCGCAAACCTCTGGCTTTGACGCAACAGCCGAGGTTGTTAAATTAGGATCTGCGGTTATAGCTCAAACCTCTGGGTTTACTGCAACAGGAAGACAGATAGATCGTGGACAAGCCACGATTGCACAAACATCAGACTTTATTTCCACAGGCCAGATTGTTAATCTTGGCTCGGCTACCATTGCACAAACATCTGGAGCAACAGGTACTGCTACCATTGTTTTAGATGGTGTAGCAACTATTGCTCAGACATCAGACTTTACATCAAGCGGTGTTCGCATAGCACTAGGTCAAGCGACTTCGGCTCAAACATCAGCCTTTACCGCGACAGGAAGGTTCATTATTGGAGCAGATGCAGTTTTAGCGCAAACAAGCGATATGACTGCGTTAGGCGGCATTAGATTCTTTGGTTCAGCAACCATCTCACAAATCAGTAGTTTTTCTGCTGTTGGTGGTTTAAAATGGGAAGACATTACAGTTCCAGCTGAAACATGGACGAATCAAGCTGCATCAAGCAGCGAATGGACAGAACAAACTGTTCCATCAACGGACTGGACAACATTAGGCAAACAAGACGCAGCTTAAAGGAATTTTTTTATGGCAGATACATTTACTACTAATCTTAATCTTACCAAGCCAGAGGTCGGTGCATCCACCGATACCTGGGGTACTAAGCTCAACACAGACTTAGACAGCCTAGATGCAGTTTTTAGTTCTACTGGTACATCGGTAGCACTTAACTTAGATGGAGCTGTAATCGACAGTTCTGTGATTGGTGGTACTACTGCCGCTGCTGGAACATTTACAACACTTACAGCCAATACCTCAATCACAGGCACACTAGCTACAGCAGCTCAACCTAATATCACAAGCGTTGGTACGCTAACAGCTTTAGATGTTTCTGCTACTACTCCAATAATCAATCTACAAGATAGCAATGGTTCAGGAAACGCAGCAACTCCCTACCTTCAATACAAAGATAGTGGCGGAACTGATTTAGGTTATGTGGGTTACGGCTCTAGTGGAAACTCTATTTTAACCATTGCTAATATTGCAAACGACAGCATAGATTTCCTCACTAATGGGACACAACGCCTCCGCATAAATTCCAGTGGCAACGTGGGTATTGGTACTACTAGTCCTTTAGCTAAAACACACGTTCATAATGGTAGTGATGCAAAGAATATAGTGTTAATAACAGGAGCAGATACTACTAGTGAATATTTAGGTCTAGGAACTGAAAGTGGAATAGGTTACATAACTTCAGGTAGTTCATCTTCTGACAATACCAGCTTGGCTTTTAGATATGCAGCAAGTGGAGTTGAAACTGAAGCCATGCGCATAGACTCATCAGGACAAGTGAAGATACACACGCCTATAACTAATGATTTTTTTGGTTTATCACTTCAGTACAACAGTGGTGACACTGCTGACTTCAAAGTAAACCAAGCCACAGGACAAATTAAAATTGGAGGGTCAGCTACTGGGTACTATCCTTCGTTTTGGTCTAACAACACAGAACGCATGCGCATAGAATCTGGCGGTCTGATTACAGCAGGAACAAGCACCAGCTCTATCGGCAAAAACATTAGAAATTGGTCTACGGGTGGATATGTTGAACTATCAGGAGACTTGCCGGGCTATGCTAATGGATCTTATCCTACTTTAAGAACAAATGCAGGAATACTTTATATCTCAGTTAATGGAGCTTATTCTGCATATATTGACAGTAATGGTTCTTATGTTGCTATATCTGATGAAACAGTTAAAACTAATATTAACACCTTATCGTCAGGTCAATTAAACAAGATTACCAATCTGAGAGGAGTCAACTATAACTGGATTGATGAAAACAGGGGAACTGAAACACAAATAGGA